GCTCAGATAAATTAATATGTATTTTGCTAGCCCTCTACCTCTGTAAATTTAAAAGAAAATTTTGTCTCACTCGTAGAGTGTTTACGTAGTATCTGTTAGCTAGCTGGAGAAATTTACAAAGATTCACAGGCTATCGTAAAAGCGACAGTTATCTGTTCCAACTAACGTCCATCTTTATTAGGGTTTAGAAGTTTAGGAGGGGGTCTCCATATTAAAAACAGTTTTTAGTATGTTTTGTTTTCACACCTCTGTTGTTTTTAAATAAACGGTAATGCTAAAGACTATCCAACTCCTACTATCACTCCCTATAAAGTATAATGAGGACGTACGCAGAGCTAAAGGTTACTACAAACTCCCAGAGAATACAAAAGAATTAAAAAAACTTATTAAAGTTCGCTGGAATGGCTAAAAAAGTTACTAAAAACGTACACATTAACGTTACTTCTAACGTAAAAGGAGTTACTGGTAAAGCTGGAGCTGGAGCTGACAAGCTAAAAGGCAAACTAGACGGAGCTAAGGGTTCTGCTGGTGCTCTAGGTGGAGCTATGAAGGGTCTAGGAGCTCGTATGCTATCATTTGCTAAACACCCACTAGCTCTAGTAGCTGCTGGGGTTGCTGGTGTTGTTACTGGCCTTAAAGCTGCTCTAAACGTTGCAGAAGGCTTCTCTAGGTCTATGAGTAGGTTATCTGCTATCTCTGGAGCTACTGGTGATGACTTAAACAAACTAAAGGAGAACGCTGAGAACTTAGGTAAGTCCACTCAGTTTACCGCTGCTCAGGTTGCAGATGCTCAGACAGAGCTCGCAAAGATGGGCTTTACTACCACTGGCATATTGAACGCTACTTCTGGAGCACTTGATTTAGCCGTTTCATCTGGAATCGAAATGGCTGACGCTGCTGAGATTATGGCAGCAACTATGAACGGTTTTGGAATGGAGACTTCTGAGGCTAGTAGAATTACTGACGTGATGGCTAAGTCATTCACCAGCAGTGCCTTAGATGCTGAGAAGTTTAGAGAATCTATGAAATTAGTAGCTCCAGCTGCTAAGAATATGAAGGTTAGCTTGGAGCAGTCTGCTGCCGCTATATCTGTACTAGCTGACCAAGGTCTGGCTGGCTCAATGGCTGGAACGTCACTCAGAAGGGTTCTAGCTGAGCTATCTGCTAAGACTGGTAAAGACTTCAGACAGTCTCTAGATATCTACGCTAAGAAGATGGAGGAGGTCACTACTACATCTGGAAAGATGGCTGTAGCTACTGAGGCTGTAGGTTTTAGAAACAAGGACGTACTTTTGTCACTTATAGACAACAGAGATAGTCTTGACGAGTTAACTGTGTCTTATCAGAACGCTGGAGGTGCTGCTAAGGGAATGGTAGACACTATGGAAGACAACCTCTCTGGAGACAAAAAGAAGATGCGATCTGCACTTGAGGGGTTAGGTATTACTATCTCTGAGACTCTAGGTTTAGAAACTGCTATGAGATTTGTAACTCAGAAGTTCAGTGGCTTTGTTGGCTCTATAGACAAGTTTTTTGGCACTATGGGTCTAAAGTCCGAAAAGACTGGTATAGCCTTCAATAAGTTTGGCCTTAACATACAAGAGGGTGTGTTAGAGATGCGTTTGGCATTCATAAAGCTACAGAGAAAAATAGCCGACATTCCTTTAATTGGTAGGGTTATAGATAAGAAAAACTTAGATGAATCGGAAAAAAGTATTCAGGAAAGTCTAGACAAGATAACTGGCAAATATGAAGCTTACGGTAAGAGGCGTGAGGACATCCAGACCGAGATTGACAACTATGGTGTTACTACAGATGCAACTTCAGAAGGAGACACCGCACCGTCAGCTACAAGACTCCCTACAGATGAATTTGTAGAAGGTGAAGCCGAAGGAGACGGAGGAGGCGACCCTCTAGCTGATAGGATGAGGTATTTAGAGAAGCTCAAAAAAGCAGAACAGGACTTCGAAGATGAGACTCACCTCGCTAAGATGGAGAGAGCTAGAGAGAGAGCCCTAGAGGAAGCTGAGTTACTAGGAGCTAGTCAAGAGCAGTTAGATACTATAAGGCAGTCCTTTCAGGGCCGCATAGATATTGCTAGACAAAAGGATGTAGATGACCATCACAAAGCGAATCAAGAGAAGATCAACAAGGAGCTAGAGAACTTAGACTTAATGGCTAGAATCTTTGGGGAGGAGAGTAAGATGGGCAAGCTGGCACTTATCGCTAAGGCTCAGATGTCAAAGATAGAGATGAAGATAGACGGAGAGGTCACTATGAGTAAAATGCTCAAGGCCACTGCTGAGGCTGGAGTCGACTACTTCAAAGGTATTGGTAAAGCTGCCTCCGCTGCCCCATTCCCTATGAACGTTCCGTTAATTGCTGGACACATTGCTACGGCACTCCCTTTGTTTATGCAACTAAGATCTGTATTCAAAAAGAATAAAGCTACTGCTGGACTTAGTGGTGGAGCTGACATACAGGCCCCTACAGCGTCAATAGGCGGAGGTTCTGGAGTTACAGCACCTGAGTTTAATGTTGTAGGACAGGCTTCTGCTGGAGAGTCTATGATCGCTGACAGTATATCTAACGCTAACCAGAAACCAATAAGAACATATGTAGTATCTGGAGACGTATCCAACTCTCAGGAACTTGAGAGAAAAGCTGAGGGCACCGCGTCAATTGGTTAAAAAATTGTTTTTAAATAAAGAGACATAATGAAGTTATACGAGCTACTTATTGACGAACTAGAAGAGACTATGGGAGTTGAAGCTATCTCTATCGTAGAGAACCCAGCTATCCAGTCTGATTTTGTAGCTCTAGCTGAAAACGAACAAGTAACTTTGTCTGAGGTTGACGGAGATAAGCGTCTACTTATGGGTGCTGCTTTAATCCCTGACAAGCCTATCTACAGAAATATGAACGGTGAAGAGTTTTACATATTCTTTAGTAAAGACACCGTGAGAAAGGCTGCTGAGTTATTCTACAAAAACTCGAATCACCAAAACGCTACGTTAGAGCACAAAGACAAATTGAACGGAATGACTGTTTTTGAGTCTTGGATAGTTGAGGACACTCAATTCGACAAGAGCAGAAAGTACGGTCTTAACGTGCCAGTAGGAACTTGGATGGTTACAATGAAAGTAGATGACGATGAAGTGTGGCAAAATTACGTTAAAGACGATAAGGTTTTCGGATTCTCAATAGAAGGTCAGTTCGCTAACGCTCTTAGACGTGAAGTAGAGACTCCACTTCCTGAGATGTTATCAGACCAGAGAGTAGACAGCCTACTAGTCGAACTCAGAGAGATCGTATCTGAACACTACGAAAAAAAAAAGACTGAACTAAAGACCTATAACGACTATCCGCAGTCCGCTGTCAATAACGCTAAGAAGGTTCTAGCGTGGAGAGAGAAGTACGGAGATGAAGTTAAAGGAATGACTAGAGTAGGATGGACTAGAGCCTCTCAGTTGGCACGTAAAGCTAATCTAAGCCGCTCAACAATCGCTAGAATGGCTAGCTTTAAGCGTCACCAAAAGAACGCTGCTATAGACCCCAAATATAAGTCAACCCCTTGGAAAGATAAAGGATATATAGCTTGGCTCGGATGGGGTGGAGCTTCTGGTATTAACTGGGCTATCCAAAAATTAAAATCAATAGATAAAAAATAAGACTATGCCAATAAGAGAAATTATAGGAGTTAACGATGGCTCTGATCTGTTCCCAGACAATACCAACTCTAGTAATCTTAATAACAATCAAGAGAGCACTGTAGAGAATGAGTCTACAGATGTTGTGTCTGGTAGAACTATCACACCTGAGGAGATAAAAACTCTAAGTCACTTCGAATACGACCCAACTCAAGACCAGCTTATTGCTGACAGAGCTATAGAAACTACTCTTAACTCTTTGTTCTTAGGTGAACAACACAAGATGTCGTCTGGTTCTGAAAATATATTTTTTACAAACCTAACTTCTGACATAAACTTTTTCCCTATGTGGGGTGGGCTTAAAGACCAATCGGTTACAGCAAATCAGGGTGCATCTGGATTCATTCCACCTAGTGGACGTGTATTCTCTGATATGTTTAGCTTGCCTTTGGGAGGTAACCCAGACCCAGCCACAGCAGTAGGTTACTCTGGAGATAATTACTTCGGAGTTAACATATCAGGATTAGGAATCACTACTGTAGCAGCTGAGTCTATTGACATATCTACTAGGCTGGAGTATAGAATAGAGATCGCTGGAAGGAACGTATATAAGCAAACTCTACCGAGAAACAATCAACGATCGAATGTAGGTCAGAATATATTTGCTGGAGACACTATTGAATGGTTTTTCGACCATCCTGTAGACGTTAGGGCTGGAACTACGCTTTACGCTGAAATTCAGAAAGTAAGAAATTCAGATGACGTTGACTTGGGCGTATTCCAAGTGCGTCAAGGTGACACTGTTGACCCCAACACTGGACTGTATAGATATCAAGCTACAGTACATAATAGACTATTTGAAGATAAAGACCTCGAGCTAATATCACCATATCTTAAGTATCAAGCTATGGACTTTGGACTTGACGCTACAGGCTCTACAATACTCTTAAGGGATTTGTCTCTAGGCTCTGACAATTTGTTAGTGCCACACGCAGTAAACACTCTAGAAGCTGTAGCTAATGGAACTACAATACAAATAAAAGTAAAAGGAGGAGCTAAGATTATAGTCGAATCTCTACCAGTAAACGCTGTTAGTGTGGACGGCTCCTTCGTTAACTCCGTACTTAATCAGGCTGTTGTTGAGTTAAATTCGATATTTACGAACACATCTGGTTTTATATCTCCAGACACATTCGTTAACTCTTTCACCTTAAGTGGCAACGATTTAACCCTTGGACTTAATGATGGGGTTTCATATACTGTTGATGTAACTACTCTGGGTGTTGATGAAAATAAGTTCGTAGCATCTGGAGCATTAAATGGATCAGACCTAGTACTCACTATGGACGATGCGAGCACAGTTACTGTTGATGTCACTGGGCTGTCTATTGATGAGAACACGACTGTTTCTAGTGGTGTTGTTAGTGGCACTGACATAGTTTTAACGATGAGTGACTCCTCAACCGTTACTGTAGATGCCTCTACCTTAGGCGGATCAGGAGCTTCAGGAAACCCTGTAGTAAGTGGTTCTGTTGTGGGTACTGACTTAGTTTTAGTGTTAAACGACGCTACAGAGATAACGATAGATGCCTCCAATATGATTAACGGCTCTACTGGACTAGCTACAAACTCTAGCTGGTTTATCTCTTATGGGGCTAACGCTAATGAACCTGTAGGTACGTCTACTAACGATTCTACAATCAACCAACAATTACCCTTTTACTTTGGAGAAGCCTTAGAGCGGGGGTCAGAGTTTAAGTGGAACTTTCAAAGCAACGGAGGGTCTAACTTAGTACTAGGTATATGGGATGGCGCAGAAGTAGCAACCGCTTACAATGGCGGTACTTTTACTGCTTCTAATTGGAGTACTATGTTTATGTACGCAAGTGGATTTACAGCGGGTTCTAACAGTACACTGCTAACCACCAACTCGGGGTCTAAATACGTAGTATCTAATGGAGACGCTATGGGTGTCAGGTTCGGCAATGACGGGCATTTAACGTTAATGGATTATAGTGGGACTAATGAGGTCGCGGTGGCTAAGACTACAATAGCTTTATCCGTTACATCTTTCAACATTCAGATGCATACTTGGGCAAATGGTGTCTTACCTAATGGCATTATCAATAACTTAGATTATATTTGGGATATAGTTCACGACTTCGCAAACACTGAGGCTGGAATCATTAACGGTATTTTAGATCACACCGTACTAAAGAGTGCTATCTCTATAGAAAAAGGAGAAAAGCTGATGTTTATGCTTGACGAGGTAGGTCAGGGAGATTACTTCGGGACTAACTACACAGCAGCGTCAAGTGGGGTATCTACAGCAGAAGAGCAACTAGACAATGAGCTTAAGTATGAGACGAATGAAGCTATAAGCTTTGAGTTTTCAGGGGTTTCCGATTGGAATGTTAACACTAACGCTACATACTATTTCAACAATGGAGCTGGTGTGGTAGGTTACAGAAAAGGTGGAGCTGGACAGGCACAAGGTATGTTTTCTATGAGATTTAATAGTGACGGAAAGCTGACTATATATTCTGAAGATAATAACGAAAAGGTAGCGACAGCTAAGGTTGACCCGACAGTAGGTAGTTCAGTACACTTGTACTATGGTGTGAGAGGTAATAGAGCATATTACTCTATACCAGTAATATCTAAGCAGTCTATAAACGGAGGCTCACAGCCTGATGCAAACTTCGCACCTACAGTAGCAGATCAAACAGCTACAGTAACAGAAGGTGATATATTGAACTTTCAGATTTTATCTAGTGACAATATTGTAAACCAATTTGCAGAAGTGGACGCACCTAGCTGGATGACATTGAACCAAAATAGCGGTGTACTTAGCGGTACGGCTCCAGCTTACTTAGGGACTTCAGCCGACACTATTGTAGTTAACTGCAAGGCTGGCAACGCTGTAGGCGGAACTGTAGATTTTACCGTTACAGTCACAGTAAATCAAGTATCTTACACTAATTCTAAGTCATTGAATTTTAACGGAAGCACTAGCTATATGCAAGGCAATCCAGTCAATATGAACGCCTTGGAGAGAGCTTCTAATGGGGACGGTAACGCTTGGACTATTTCGATGTGGGTTAAACCTAGCTCGAACACAGCCACTCAAACCTTATTGGTCTATGGAGCTGGCGATGATTACAACGGGGGAGCTATTACTTTAAAGCAACAGGGCGGTTCTAGTTTGGTTCTGAATTACGGAACTGTATATAATAGTATCATATTGGTGGTCGGTAATGCGTTCAGTTCTGGGAACTGGCAAAATGTAGTAGTCACTTTTGACGGTGGCACTACTGGGAGCGTGTCAACTAGTTCGGCTGACTATTACAGTAGATTTAACATCTATATCGACGGTGTATCACAAACCGCTGTAGGAGTAGCGACTGGTGGAGGCTATGACGGTGCAATAAGTGGAGCTAATACTAGCGATAACATATACCGTATAGGTAGAGCCTCTAACGTACACAACAACTACTACGATGGTACAATCAATCAGATAGCTATATGGGACACTGATGAGACTTCCAATGTATCTACTATCTACAATAGTGGCTCAACTCAGGACTTAAGCTTACTTTCCTCAGCTCCAGCTCACTACTATGAAATAGAAACTTCGGTGACAACTATAACTGACGTCTCTGGAAACGCTGACTTAACTGGATATAACTTTGTGAATTCTAACTTAGTAACTAATACACCTTAATATGTATATAAAAGCTAAATATCCAGCTCTCTATAGACCTTATATGCAAGACGTATATCAAGGCTATGGAGGGCTTAGCGGAGGGCAGAATACGTCATCCGTAACGTCTAACATAACTGACAGGAACATAGAGAACGATAACGAGTCAGACTGGGCATAATCTCAGTTATGACACTTTGTCTTTATTAATATGACATTTTGTCAATGCTATGCGTGCATAGTTTTTTAAAATCCGCAAAAAACTTGTTTTTAAATAAAGTGTTAAACCCTTTAAAATTCAATATATGCCGAGTGCAAAAGAAACCCTAGATAAGATAGCACAAGCGATCGGAATCGCTACTGCTGACAAAGTTGAGACTGTTGAGGAAACAGTTGAAACTCCCGAGGTTGAAGCTACTGAGGAAGTAGTCGAAACTGCTGACAATACGACAGAGGAAGTAACTGAGGAAGTTACTGAGACTGAAGAAAATAAGGAGGTAGCTGACGAGGTTGTAGAGACTGAGGAAGTGACAGAGGAAGTTGAGAAAACTGACGAAGCTCCTGACGATAGTAGAGTTAAAGAACTTGAGAGTCAGATTAACGAACTCAAAAAGATTATACAAGACTCACTATCTAACGAAACAGAGGAAAAGGTGGAGACTCCTGAGATTCCAGTTGATGACAAAGGACTAACTCACAGCCCAGAAGCTGAGGTTAAGACAAGAGGTAAGAAACTAGGAAACAAAGGTGGAGATATCTTATCCAATGTGTTTAAATACATAAATGACTAATTTTTTTATTAACAAGCTAAAATAATAATAATGGCTACTACTACTTCTATTACTACTAGTTACGCTGGTGAAAAGGCTGCTGGATTTATCTCCGCGGCTCTTTTAAGTGCTCCTACTTTGGACAAAGGTGGAATCACTGTTAAGCCTAACGTAAAATTTAAGCAAGTAATGCAAAAGCTAGCTGTCGGTGACGTTATCGCTGACGCTTCTTGTGACTTTACTGCTACATCTTCTGTTACTTTAACTGAGCGTTACCTTCAGCCTGAAGATTTTCAAGTTAACTTGGAACTTTGTAAGAAGGATTTCGAATCGGACTGGCTGAGCATTGAGCAAGGTTTTTCATCTTTTGATGAGCTTCCTAAATCTTTCGCTGAGTACCTTATCGGACACGTTGCTGCTAAAGTTGCTGCTAAGACTGAGACTAACATCTGGAACGGTGCTAACGCTAACGCTGGAGAGTTTGACGGTATCGTCGCTCTAGCTGGTGCTGACTCTGACGTTATCGACGTTACTCACACTGGTTCTACTGACGCTTCTAACATTATCGCTCGCTTAGGTGACGTTATCGATGCAGTTCCTTCTACTATCTACGGAAACGAAGGTCTAGCTATCTATATCTCACAAGCTGACGCTCGCTCTTACGTTCGTGCACAAGCTGCTCTAGGTTATAAAGACCTTTATCACGTTGGACAAACTGCAATGGACTTTGAAGGCGTTAAGCTTTTCGTTGCTAACGGTCTTAACTCTGGTCAAATGATTGCTGCCGAGAAGGACAATATGTTTTTCGGCTGCGGATTGCAAAATGATATGAATGAGGTGAAGTTGATTGACCTCGCAGATATCGACGGAAGTCAGAACGTCCGCGTAATAATGCGTTTTTCAGCTGGCGTTAACTACGCTATCGGTTCTGAAATCGTTTTAGCACAAGCTAGCTAATAGGCTAATATAATAGGGAGTGGTTAACTCTGCTCCCTTATTTTTTTAATTTTTAAAACTGTAAAAATGAGTTGTAATATTTCACTAGGTAGATTAGAAGGATGTAAGGACGCTGTCGGTGGCCTTAATGCTATCTATTTTATCAATTTTGACGATGCTACTTTTGCTGTTGATGACACTACTGGTCTAGCAACTGTAACTGAGACTACTCCTAACGCTTACAAGTACGACTTGCGTGGGACATCTACATTTGAGCAGTCTTTAACTTCTAGCCGTGAGAACGGGACTACTTTCGTAGAGCAAACCTTAACGGTTAGCTTAAAGAAACAAGATTCCACCACTCACAAAGAGGTTAAGTTATTGGCTTACGGTCGACCAAAAGTATTGGTTGAGGACAACAATGGTAATGTTTTTGTAATGGGTCACGAATACGGCTCTGAGATGAATGCTACTGCCTCCTCTGGTGCTGCTATGGGTGATAAGTCTGGCTACGAATTAACTTTCGTTGCTACTGAGAAGATTCTCGCACCTTTCACCACTGAGACCTTATCTTCTACATATAGTATAACTGTAGGAAGCTAATAAGACTACTCTTATAAGTAACAAAGAGCTCTACTTCGGTAGGGCTTTTTTTATGTTTAATTTCCAACAAAACAAACAGTTATCTAAATTGTTTTTAAATAAAGGACAGAATGTTATATTTTGACAGCAACAGCACAAACGCTACTTTTTACGTTAACTGCAACTCTAGCTCTGGTGATATGGTAGATTTCAACTTCACAAGAGAAGGCAAGTCTACTCCAGACTACACTGAAAATGTAGAGTTAGTGGATGGTGGTTACTATCAAAGTGTATCGTTTGACTTGTCTAGCTTCAACACTGCTTTGACAGATGGAGCTACCTATGACGTTTTTGCGTACTCTGGCGGACTGCTAGTGTATAAAGATAAATTGTACTACAACAGTACAAGAGACGTAGATAACTCTAGTATAGAGGACTATGTCGAGAATACTACTAACAACGATTATATAATTCTAGACTAATGAATTTAAACCTAGTAAACTTAAGTGGCTACGATATGCCAAAGGCCATAGAGGACAAGCGTAAGGATTGGGTTGCTTACGGAGAAGATAACGACTACTATAGATTCCTTATTGACTCTTACTTACAGTCAGCTACAAATAACGCTGCTATACGTTCCATATCAGACCAAATATATGGAGAGGGTATCTGTATTGACGGAAAAGAAAAAGACTCTAAAGAGGTCAAGGAATTACGTTCCTTTGTAGGCCATAGAGACCTGAAAAAGATTATACTAGAGCGTAAGATGTTAGGTCAGGCTGCTATGCAAGTTATCTACAGTAAGGCTGGTAACGATAGAAAGGTAGTTAAAGTAAAACACTTTCCTATACACACTCTCAGACCTGAGAAGATGGATGAGAACGGCGTTATAAACAATTACTACTACCATCCTAATTGGACTGAAAAGAAACGCTCTGACACTCTTAAAAAGATTCCTACTTTTGGAACTTCAAAAGAGAAGGTTGAGTTAATGGTATTAAAGCCTTATCTTTCTGGGTATGACTACTTTTGCCCACCTGACTACAGTGGGTCATTACCATACGCAGAGCTAGAGAACGAGATAGCAGACTACTTACTTAACGAAACTAAAAACTCATTCTCAGGAACTAAGGTTATTAACTTTAATAACGGAGTCCCAGACATTGAGCAGAGAGAAGCTATAACAAGAGACGTTAAAGGAAAGTTAACTGGTTCTAGAGGTCAAAAGGTTATTGTAGCTTTTAACGAGAATCAAGAGTCTGCAACTACCGTAGAGGACATATCTCTAAACGACGCTCCTTCTCACTATGAGTATCTCGCTAACGAAGCTATGCACAAGATTCTAGTAGGTCATAGGATTACATCACCTATGCTACTTGGAATTAAAGACAGTGGAAAGGGACTCGGAAACAATGCAGACGAAATTAAGACCGCTTCTCAGCTATTCACGTCAACAGTTATAGCACCTTATCAGAATGAGATTATAGACGCTCTAGAGGAGATTATGGAGCTTAACGGAGAAGTCCCTGAGCTTTATTTCATCACTTCACAGCCTATAGAATTTACAGAGGAAAATCAAGAGGTTGACTACGACGAAAATAAAGAGGAAGCTCCAGTAGAAAAAGACGAAGCTGACAACGTAGAGGAAGGAACTAACTTATCTAGTGACTACAGCCTATCAGTAGACCCTAAATTCGTAAAGGACGCTATAGAACTATACAACGCCAGCAAATAATGTGTAAAGGAGTCAACGGCTTAGCGGATATATTTGTTTACCTTGAGAAATCTGGTGAGGTTATTAACGAGAACGAGTGGCACGTTGCTGACGTTAGAGGCGTTGGTAACGAGACTGAGTCTGAGGACTACGAAGCTATGCTTAATGATACCTTGAATATATCTCTGTCTATCGCAGATAGTAGACGTAAAGACAGTACACAGGACTCTAAATTTATTAAGGTTCGTTACAGATATGCTAAGGGTTCTAAGAAACACGGTAATAAAGGTAAGGGATCAAGAGACTTTTGTAGATTAATGCATAGAAGTAAGAAGGTATATCGTAAAGAGGATATCTTACAGATGCAAAAAGATGGTGTTAACTCTCAGTTGGGTCATAATAAGCAACCATACTCACTCTGGAGACATAAAGGCGGTGTTAACTGCTATGACACTTGGGAAAGGGTTATATATATTAAGAAAGAAAAAAGCAACGGAGAACCTTATGGCGGAGACGCTTTGAGAGGAACGTACAAAACGACAGTAGGGAAAGCTAAGAAAAAAGGCTTTGACCCTAAAAGAAACAAGTGGAAAAATGACAGGAGAGTAGCTGAAGCTCAAATCGACAGAGCAGATAAAGGCCACCATCCTAGTTATAGAAAATCAAAATAAGAAAAAAATGGCAGTAGCTCTATTTATTAGTAAAGAAGATTTAATTAAGAAGACACCCCTTAGTGCAAATATATACTTTGATAAGGTTTCTCACTTTATTAGGATCGCTCAAGATATTCACGTACACCAACTACTAGGGAGTAAGCTATATGACAAGCTACAAGCTGACATTTTAGGCGGTACTTTATCTGGTGACTACGAGAACCTAGTGGAAGGATTCATTAAACAAACTTTAGTACAATTTAGTTTTATGGAGTATCTACCCTTCTCTCAGTACACTATATCCAATAAGGGAGTGTTTAAGAGCACTTCAGAGAATTCAGCTCTACCTAGCACTCAAGAGATAGATTCAATGAGAGACGCTGCTAGAGACACTGCTGACTACTACGCTAAGAGACTTGTAGAGCACCTTAGACATAATGATAACTTATACCCAGAATATAACACTAACACAGATGAAGATGTGAGACCAGCTAAGGACATCACATTCGGAGGATGGCACATATAATAACCCTATGAGTTTACAAGATATATATAAAAATGCTGGGGTCGTAATGAAGCCAGCTGCAATGAAAGACGGAAAGTTATACTCTCAGCAACCTCACTCAGGAGCTGGAGACTTCAACTTCTCTAGAGCTGACGGTGTGCAGACTAGAATCAACAAGCACGGCCTTATAGAGACTGTAGCTGACAACGAGCCTAGACTATCCTATGACATAGTTGATGGTAAAGTTAGCGACTGTCCGCACTTGCTTTTAGAGCCGAGTAGAACGAATTTATTTACAAATTCAGAGGATTTTACTCAAAGTAATTGGTCAAAAGTGAATTCTACTTTATCATCAAATCAAACAATTTCTCCTGATGGTTCGCTAACTGCTGATTTATTAACAGCAACATCAGATACGGGTGGGATATTTGAATTTAACGAATGGACTACAACACAAAGGACAGCTACTTTTTTTGTTAAAAAAAATACCGCTCAATTTGTAGAGATATTAAACGCAAGTGCATCAGGTAACATAGTTAAATATAACTTAGATAGTGGTACTATTGACACTGAAAGTGGTAGTATGACAGGTACGGTTGTTAATTATGGAAATGGGTGGTTCAGATTATCAGCTACTCATACACATACATCCACAGGCACCTTTGGCTTAAGACTCCTAACAAGTGACGAAAGTGTTTATATATGGGGCGCACAAATCGAACAAGGAAGCTACGCAACATCCTACATACCAACCTCAGGAAGCACTGAGCAGAGACAAGCTGATGTGTGTAATGGTTCAGGAAACTCTGAGACGTTTAACGATAGCGAAGGAGTTTTGTTTGCGGAACTTGAGGCTCTTGTTGATAATGATGTTTCAAATAGATATATATCAATAGCTAACTCTGCGGGCACAAATTTTGTAACAATACAATATCGTACAAGCGGCTCTAATTTTAGAGTATATCAAAACGGCGTAGGTTCTTCAAACATAGTTTATGTTGCAAACATTGACTTAACTGACAGTTTAAAAGTAGCGGTGAAATACGGCACTTCCCCGTCTGATTATGCGGTTTATATTAACGGCATTAATAGAACGCTTAACTTAGGTTTTGTAGCAGGCACTATGTCAGGATTGTCAGAACTTAAATTTTTGTATGGTTCTGGGGGTGCTCCTTGGTATGGAAAAGCAAAAGAGTTGACAGTTATAAACGAAGCTCTAACTGACGAACAGTTGCAACTACTAACAACTCCATAAACATCAACAAGTGGGCAAAGACGAGACACAAGACTTTCGAATAACTCGGCTAGAGAATGAAGTAGACTTCTTTAGAAAAACTACTGAACAATCTCTCATAGAGAACGGTAGAAGGATAGAGAAGGTTATCTCTATACTAGAAGCTGACGACACTATCGGAAAAAAGGGTCTTGTTAAGCAAGTTGATGAGTTGGATAAAAGGCTATTGACTTTTAGGAATTTTATAAACGCATATAAGCTAGCTATAGCTATGTTAGCTGGACTATTCACCACTATAGGAGCTATATTGGGCTGGTATTTTAACTTAAAAAAATGAGATTAACTAAAAACTTCACATTAAGAGAATTTAAGTGTAAAGACGGAACTAGAGTTCCAGATCACTTAATAGAGAACACCTTGGAACTAGCTAAAAGCCTACAGGAACTTAGAGACTTTCTAGGAGAACCAGTAAGAGTGAACAGTAGTTACAGGACAGAGGCTCATAATAAATCTGTAGGTGGGTCGTTACAAAGCCAGCATTTGCTAGCTAGAGCTAGCGATATCAAAGTTAAAGGTATAGACACAGAGGACTTGTATCTAATTATAGAAAAACTAATAGAACAGGGCTGTATGAAGGAGGGCGGACTTGGTTTGTATAATACCTTTATACACTACGATACAAGAGGGACTAGAGCTAGATGGGATAACAGAAATAAAGAAAATTTTTACTAATGGGAGATTATAAGAAAAAAAACGGAACGACTAGAGTAGGTGACTTTCTAAGAAGCATTAACTTTAGCAAAGCTGTAGAGGTTATAGCTAAAGTGACCTCTGGAGACATAGCAGGTGCTATTAAGGAGCTTTCAGAGAACTCTAGTGAACTAACAAAAGAGCAGAGAGAAGTGGCTTTAGAGCTCGTTAAATTAGATATGAAGGCTCAAGAGGACGTAACTAACCGCTGGAGATATGATATGGAGTCGGACAACTTCTTAAGTAAAAACGTGAGGCCTTTGGCCCTTATATTCTTAACGGTAGCTACTGTGCTTATAGCTATCTCTGACTCTATGAGCTGGGACTTCAATGTAGACTCTGGCTGGGTTGATCTGTTAAAGACTTTACTTATAACAGTATATACAGCGTATTTTGCTGGCCGTTCGTTTGAGAAATATCGGAAACTATAACCTTGTAAACATCAAAAACAGAAGGAGTTAAGTGAATAAAAAACTTAGCTCTTTTTTTTGAGCATAGCTGTCCTGTGATACGCTG